CGCTGGGAGAAGCGGCGCTGCTGAGGGTGATGGACATCGGCGAAGAGAACATACATGGACAGTTCATCAGTGAACCTATACGAAAAGGACATCGTAGAAAATTTCGAAGAGGATTCAACACCACTGCCAAGCACAAGATAGCGGCCTGCGCCAAATTCAAGGAGTTGGTGGAGACGGGCAAGATGAGGATCAACAGCAAGCCATTGATATCAGAACTCAAGGACTTCGTGGCATCGGGAGTCTCATATAAAGGCAAGCCCGGGCAGCACGATGACCTAGTGAGCGCATGCCTATTAATGACTCGTATGATGCAGGTGCTGGCCACTTTTGACCCTAAAATATTTGAAAGATGGACCGACAGGACCACGGAATGGACCGCCCCAATGCCTATCTTTGCTAACCTAGGTTCTTAATAAATACAGTATGATCAAGCCAAAAACATCACAGGATCTATTCAACAAGATACGCAGCAAGTTCGCCAACATTCAGTTGGGCGACAGCACGGGCAATGTCACAGCAGATCCAAAATCAGCTGTGTTCTTTGACTTTGAGTTCAGCGAATCTTCAGACAATTTTGGCAGGGTCAGCATCAGCATAGCCGACGGTGAGAGCATGAAAGTGTTCTACAATCAAGGGCTGGTGGAGAAGATAGACGATGAGGCCAAAGCAAACTGGTACAGTTTCCTAAAGGAGTTAAAAGACTTCGCAGTGGAACATCAGGTGGGGTTTGACGTGAGAGATATCACCAAAACAAGCCTAACGCAGCAGGATTTTAAGAATCTCGCAGATGTCAACAAAACGGTAAATACTGGCGATAATATGTCAGAAGAACTTACAAGATTAACAAAATTAGCAGGCATCGCAGTGGCAGAAGGATTGACAGGCACGGCCAAATCCTCATACGAAAGCCTGGACAAGACTAGATTGATAGTTAGGCATTCTCAGGCAGTGGACGAGAACGTACCGGGATCCAGAAGCAGGCAGATCAACAGCCTCTACATAGAAAATGAGCAGGGCGAAAGATTCAAATATCCAATGAAACATCTATCAGGAGCCAGAGCGATGGCCCGACACGTGGCCAACGGCGGCGTGCCTCATGATGATTTTGGCAAGCACATCATAAAGATGAGTGAGCAGATAGCGCAGCTGAACAGCTTCGCCAGATATGCCACCAATAAAGATCAATTGAACAATTCAGTGGGAGACATCATAGAGAAGAGCCGACTGAAATTAGAGAACATGAGGAACTACATCAAGAACATCAGCAAGCAAGGTCACTACATGAAGGCCAAAGAAAGTTTCCAACCCACCACCATAGCGGAACTGGATGACGAGACCAGAAACAGCCTCAGAGAAAAATTCACGCTGAAACATCTTGATGACAAGGTGGAATCCGCCCTGCCGTTGATACACTCCATAATGAAAGAATACGATGACAGAGATGGGGACATCTCAACACCACCAGTGGATCATTCAGCCATGGTGCAATCATTCCTGGCCAATCCAGAAAAAAAATTAGTGCTGAGGGCAGATCCAGCCGCGGACAAGATGTTAAAGGTTACAAAATTCACCAACAAGAACACCATGTTGAGCTCAATACTGTCAGACATAGCATCAAGGATGCTAACGAGAAATGACGAGGAGGACAGGATAGCAAACTTCGCCAGCCAAGTGGCCGACGACATGGGCAACGAAGGTGCACCGTTCTTCAAGCCTGACGAGAATTACACAAAAAATAAAAAGATAGCAATACAGCTGGCCAAGAGATACATCGACGACTACAAGAAGATGCAACAGGATCCAGCATACGCCGACGAGGTGAGACAGGACCCCAGCAAGTTCATGCCCAAGAAAGACAGACAAGGTAAGGCCAAGGAGGATCTAGCACAACCATTTGAGAACTGGGCCAACAGGGTTGAAGCCAAGGTCAACGAGGGGATAAGCTCGCTGCCCGATGAGGACCATGCGGGGAAGAACTTCAACAAATTGAAAGATTTAATGAGCAAACATTTTCCAGTGGGCACGGAAGCGGTAAACGCGGTGTCAACACTACAGGCATTGGGTTTCGAAGACGATGAATTATTTGACCAATTGGGGGATCTGGCGGACAAGGAAGGACCTGACGCCTGCGCAAGACAAACAGTGAGAGACTATGTGCTGAAGATGCTTGCGATGCCAGCTGCTAAGAATTATTACAGCCCAGAAGAGCACAGCGCACTGACCACTGCAGTGACAGCGAACGAGAAAGATTTCATGAAAGGCCAGAACAAGTCAGCTGATCATTTTGACACCGCAATGACCCAGACAGCGATGGATTCAGTACAGGAAGTACCAGCAGTGCAGGAAGAACCAGTGGACAGCTCGGACATGCACATGGCAGGCATACTGCATGGAGAGAAGGAAGAAGTGCAAAAGATACTGGACCAGAATGCGGAATCATACAAGGAAGTGTTGGCCGGAGAAAATTTAATGACTTTTGGCAAACTATATCGTGAACTATTAAGCTATTACATGAGCAACGGCGAGATGCCTTATGGCACAGTCAAGGGCAATGATGGTGATCCGGAAGAGTGGATCTACGACAGGCTAGAGCAACTGGGACTGATGGAGATGGTGCAAAAAGAAGGCAGCATAGATGATGAGTACAAATTTCGTGATTGGTTAAAAAAAACACATAATAAAGAGGTGGTTGATTTGAAACCACAAGAATACGCAATTATTTCAAAACAGTATAATGACGAAAAAGCCAAGCAAGGCGCCAAGACCGAGGGCAACGAGTTCGCACAGGCAGTGCAGAAGGCCAAGGCAGCTGGCATGAAGCCCGGCGACAAGTTCAAAGTGGCCGACAAGGAATACACATTGAAGGACGCCATAGAACTGGCAGGCATGCAACTGGAAGATTTTGATTTTTCCGCAGAGAGCGTGGGCGGGGGACCAACCATCAGACAAATGAGTGATCTCGAATTAGCCAACTTCCTAAACACATCAGTGGCAGAGGTCAAGAAAGACAGGGAAGCAGCAGAAGAGGCAGCCATGGAAATCAATCAAAAATACAGCGAAGATACCACGGTAAAAGAAGACGAATTAGCGGCCATCAAAAGATTATCCGGTATATAATACCAAATTTCATCATAGACAACAGATAAATAAGTGTGTATATTATTCTTTATGTCTGATATACATTAGGCAAACATAAAACAAACATAGGCACAATAGGAGGCTTACATTATGGCAACACTAGCAGAAATAAGAGCGAGATTAAAATCTCAAGAAGTGAATCGCTCCACTTCATCCACAGGCGGCGACAACGCCATCTACCCACACTGGAACATACAGGAAAACCAAGAAGCAGTAGTGCGTTTCTTGCCTGACAAGGATCCAAGCAACACCTTCTTCTGGACGGAGAGAGCAATGATCAAGTTGCCTTTCGCTGGAATCAAGGGGCAGGCGGATTCAAGACCAGTGCAGGTGCAGGTCCCATGCATGGAGATGTATGGTGAAACTTGTCCAGTTCTAACAGAGGTTAGACCCTGGTTCAAGGACAAGTCAATGGAAGACATGGGCAGGAAATATTGGAAGAAGAAGAGTTACATATTCCAAGGTTTCGTGCTGCAAAATCCCTTGGCAGATGACAAAGTATCTGAAAATCCAATCAGGAGATTCATAATTGGTCCACAGATCTTCAACATAATCAGATCAGCATTGCTGGATCCAGAGATGGAAGAGCTGCCAACTGATTACGTGAGAGGCGTGGATTTCAGGATAACCAAGACATCCAAAGGCGGATATGCTGACTACTCAACTTCAAAATGGAGCAGAAGAGAAAGAGCTCTGGACGAAGCTGAGAGAGCAGCGATCGACAAGTTTGGCCTGTTCAACATGAATGATTTCAGACCCAAAAAGCCAACCGAAGCAGAGATCAAGATAATCAAAGAATTATTTGAGAAATCTGTTGAAGGTGAGGCTTATGATCTGGAAAAATATGGTCAGTACTTCAGACCAGCCGGAGTGTCAATCCAGTCAAATGGATCGGCCAACGGTTCCGCATCAGTGGCGGCAGTCACTGGCGAGGAGATCTTTACCAAGGTAGAGCCAGTAAAAGTGGCTCCAGCCGCGGCGTCTCCCCAACCCAGCACTGACAGTGCCAAGAGAGCGGAAGACATCTTGAAACTGATAAGATCAAGACAAAGCAAATAATAACACTAATTTTTCCCTTTTGGCTCCAGAATTGACACTGGAGCCAATTAGTGTTAATATAAGAACATAGGAATTAAAAAAATGACAAAAGTATTTGACGCAACAAAATTTAGGAAGAGCATCACAAAATCAATACAAGGCCTGGGTCTGGGATTCAATGATCCAACAGATTGGATCTCCACAGGCAACTACGCATTAAACTATTTGATATCTGGAGACTTCAACAAGGGCATTCCGCTGGGCAAGGTATCAGTGCTGGCAGGAGAATCGGGTGCGGGTAAATCTTACATAGCATCAGGCAACATAATCAAGAATGCACAGGCACAGGGCATCTATGTCATACTGATCGACACAGAGAATGCGCTGGACGAGGCATGGCTCAAGGCATTGGGCGTGGACACAGATGAGAAGAAATTATTAAAATTAAGTCTTTCCATGGTGGATGATGTGGCCAAGACCATATCAGAATTCATGAAAGGTTACAGAGAAGAAAACACAGATAATAAAGAAACTGCTCCTAAAATTTTGTTTGTAATAGATTCGTTGGGCATGTTATTGACTCCAACAGATGTCAATCAGTTTGAAGCAGGAGAGATGAAAGGTGATTTGGGTAGGAAGCCCAAGGCTCTAACATCACTGGTTAGAAATTGTGTGAACATGTTTGGTTCGTGGAACGTGGGCATGGTATGCACCAATCACACCTATGCTTCGCAGGACATGTTTGACCCAGATGATAAAATTTCTGGAGGACAGGGATTTATCTATGCATCATCTATCGTGATCGCTATGAAAAAATTAAAATTAAAAGAGGACGAAGCAGGCAATAAAATTACTGAAGTGAGAGGCATCAGAGCAGCATGCAAAGTCATGAAGACTAGATATGCCAAACCTTTTGAAAGCGTACAAGTCAAGATTCCATATGACACCGGCATGGATCCTTACTCTGGATTGGTTGACTTGTTTGAAAAACAAGGAGTGATAGTTCAATCAGGCAACAGATTAAAATACATAGACAGCAAGGGCAAAGAGCATCTGGAATATAGGAAAGATTGGGACGGGGATAAATTAACAATGATAATGAACGATTATCTAAACATAAAAAAGACAGAGATAAAACAAGAAGATGAAGTACAAATTAAGAAAGAAAAAAAATAAAGAAATCACAGGCTATCACGGTTATTGGGATGGCAAAAAGAAAAAGAGAGTGTTTGAAACTCTCTGGCAGGAAAAAAAATAATGCAAGAATTCACACACGAGGAAATAGAGCAGATATGGAACTCCATAAATCACTATGTGCCAGATAGACAGAAAGTGGACTGTGCAGTAGACTTCATCAAGACGCTGGTAGACATAGGCGTGCCGACAAAAATTATCAAGTCCGCGGGCGAGTATGATGAAAAGTTAGAAGAGGCGATAGAGAGCGTGTTCGAAGAGGAAAATGAAGAGGAAGATGAAGACCAATGAGCTGGTACACAAAGGTTAGCCAAGACATCGGCCTGATACCTGACTGCATAAAACATTTTGATCTGGAGTTTGAAGCGGCAAGGAAAGAAATATACATATTTGGCAATTTGGAAAAATCCGCAGCATCACTACCAGGAGTAGTGGAACAAAGATTCAATCAATTACAAGAGATAGAAGCTATATTAGAATATCTCAATATAGAAAATAGAAGATTGCGATCCAAGACATTTAAAAAATTCCTAGAAAATTACAACAGAGCATTGACATCTAGAGATGCCGACAAGTATGTGGACGGAGAGTCAGATGTGGTGGACATGGAAAAAATAATAAATGAGTTTGCATTGTTGAGGAACAAATGGTTGGGCATAACCAAGGGGCTTGACCAAAAACAATGGCAGCTGACTAACATAGTTAAACTACGAGTGGCTGGTATGGAAGATGCCACAATCAGATAGGATAATACTCACAGACGTTGACGGAGTTCTGTTGGAATGGGAGGACCATTTCAGCAAATGGATGTTGTCAAAGGGATTTCCAAAATTACCCAACACCGAGCATGAATATGACATGAGCCTGAGATATGGCATCCACAAGGACATGTCCAGCGAACTGATTAGAGAATTCAATCGCAGTGCGTGGATGGGCACGCAGCAACCAATGCCCGATGCCCAGACCTGGGTAAAGTTGTTACACGCTGAGGGATGGACATTCATACCCATAACATCACAGACATCAGACATACCAGCACAGGAGCTGCGCAAGAAAAGAATGGCAGAGCTGTTTGGGGACACTGTTTTCACAAATTATTTCATATTGGAAACTGGCGACCACAAAGATTCAGCACTGGCGGAATTCCATGGAACGGGTTTATGGTGGGTGGAAGACAAGTGGACCAACGCCAAGAAAGGCCTGGAATATGGGCTGAGGCCATTGTTGTATGATCATGACTACAACCAGGGTTTACAGCATGAAAAAATCATAAGAGTAAATAATTGGCAACAAATACACAAGATTGTCAATGAGCAAAAATAAAAAAATATTAGTGATGGGGCTGCCCGGTTCTGGCAAGAGCTATCTGGCCGACAAACTGGCCACAATATTGGGAGCAGAATGGCTGAACGCTGATAGAGTACGAGAATCAGCCAATGATTGGGATTTTTCACCAGAGGGCAGGACAAGGCAAGCGGAACGCATGAAACGCCTAGCACAAGAAGGATTAGACCGAGGCAAACACGTGATAGCGGACTTTGTTTGTCCAACTAACAAGACTAGACAAGACTTTGCTGCTGACTATACAGTTTGGGTGGATACCATAAAGGAAGGACGCTTCGAGGACACCAACAAGATGTTCGTTCCGCCTGAGGAATATGACTTCAGGGTGCCCACGCAGAATGCTGAGCTGTGGTCTTTGAGGATAGCAGATGAGATACAAGAATATGTTTGGGATAATCGTAGACCAACGGTTCAGATGCTGGGCAGGTGGCAACCATGGCACGAAGGACATCAGGCTCTGTTTGAAGAAATTGTAAAAAAAACCGGACAGGTAAACATACAAGTGCGAGATGTGCAAGGGGTTGGAGACAATCCGTTTGATTTTGATACAGTTAAAAAGAACATAGAACAGGCATTACTGGCATTTAGGAATAGAATCAAGATCACATTGGTTCCAAACATAACTAATATTTGCTACGGCAGAGGAGTTGGTTACAAGATAGAAGAAATAGTTTTGCCAGACAATATACAAAAAATTTCAGCCACAGACATTAGGAAAAAGATGAGGGAGGAAGGAAAATTATGAAAGTGTATGTGGGCTACGATCCCAGAGAAGATATCACATATCAGGTTTGCGAACACTCTATAAAACGCAGGAATCAAAATACAGAAGTGGTCCCGTTAAAAATGAAAAGCATGAGAGAAGCAGGGCTGTACACCAGAGAAATAGACAAGCTGGCCAGCACGGAATTCACATTCACGAGATTCTTCATACCCTATCTACAAAATTATCAGGGATGGGCTGTGTTCTGTGACTGTGATTTCGTTTGGCAGATAGACGCAGATGAATTGAAACAATACTGTGATGACAGCAAGGCAGTGGTGTGCGTGCAACATGACTACACGCCCGAGGAAGGGGTCAAGATGGATGGCCAAATGCAATTATTATATCCAAGAAAGAATTGGAGCAGCATGGTTTTATGGAACTGCGCACATCCTAAGAATAAAATACTTACACCAGAATTGCTAAACAAGGAAACGGGAAAATTCCTGCACAGGTTTAGTTGGTTAGAGGATTCCGAAATTGGTTCTCTTCCTCATGAATATAATTGGTTAGTGGGCTGGTACAAGGAACCAAAAGATGGATCACCAAAAATTTTGCATTATACCGAGGGCGGTCCATGGTTTGAAAATTACAGGAACTGCGAATACAGTGACATCTGGAAGAAAGAATTGATAAATCTCTTTAGTTCATGAGCGAAGACCGTTGGACAATATCTAAAGCTGAACGCAATAGATCTCCTGTGCCCCACATGTACACCAAAACGCTGGTGCCCAGAGAGGTATATGATAGGCTCTACGAACAATGGGGCAACATACAACATGCCCACTGGCAGAAGTTCTGCAAAGAGATGGGCGTGCAGATTTATTTCCACAATGACTTCACGAAAATGCTCACGCCAAAAGAAGGCAATACATATATCGGCTATTGGTTTTTCCAACAACGCACCGACAAAAGCAAGGGAGGCGAAATAGAGCTCACGGATGGGGTCAACAAGAAATTATTATCGTATCTGGACAACACTGTTTTTATAATACAAACCAAAACACAATTTAAGGTGCTTGAAAGGAAACATCAATTGCCAGAGCGACTCTTTTGCGAGATGTATTTCGATAATGCAATTACAGGAAAATTTAACAAGTGGTTGTCTTAATTTTTTTTATAATTTGCTATAAAAATTTTTAATTTTTCCACATCAGCATCAACATGTCTGTCCTTGACCATGCTCCAGACATAATCATCTCTAACGTTGATGTTCAAATTTTGCCTCACCAATGTGGCTGTGTCGTCAAATATCTTTTTGGCTTGCACCAGCGTTTTTGTCAGTAGCACACAACGCCCTAACTTCCTCGCCACGGTCTGCGTGTAGGTGTCCACATACCAGTGCCAAAAGAAGGGTGGTACAAAATATCCTAGTGCCTTGATCCAATTCCGATGCAATGCGAAATGGGGACTGCCGGCCACATCACCCTCGGTAAGAGTGTAAGGTTCGTTGTTAGGCAATAAATCTTTGCCCTTGCCCTTGCCATTTCCATCAAAAGGAACCACCATGCATATCTTATCTGCGTGCTGGTCAAAGGCGCGGATTATATTTTTATCCCAGTCCTTGGTCATGAATTGTATGTCATCTCCGGCTAGAAACAATATGTCATGTTTGGCCTTTTGGGCCAATTGATTCCACGTGAGGCATGTGCTTTGGTTGGGCCCGATCTCATAATATTTTTTATCTATATGTTGTTTGTATTCTTTTAATTTTTCGTCATCATCATTTAGATACAGCATGATCTCAACATTGCTTGGCTTGCTTACCGTCCTGTTAATAGAGTCAATCATTCTTGCGGCGAGACCCGGACGTCCCCTGGAAGGACAACAGATAGAGATCATTTCTTTATCTCCACGATCACATCGTCTTTGATATTCTTTATGTGCCTGAAATCAAAAATCTTCACATGCACGCCATGACTGCTTTCTAAATCCTTGAACGTTTGTGCAGAGTTATCAATATCACGTATGTCTTCAATGATGTAGACCCCACCGGCCTTCAACTTTGTGTGCAGTAGATTAAAAGACTTGAGTTGATCGTTCAATCTGTGCGAGCCGTCATCGATGATGATGTCAATGCTGTCAAAATTTTTCACTGTCTCTTCCTTGGTCGCATCTCCGATCACGTAGCGCATGTTGTTTCTGGTTGGGTGGTAGGGCACTGTTATTTTCTTATCCACACCTATTATGGTGCTGTGGTCGTTGAAATATTTTGCCCATAGTTCCAATGACCTACCTGCGTTCACTCCAATCTCCAACAACGTGATGTCTTGACCTCTATAATTGGACATGGTTTGTTCATAGTACATGTCAATATAGCTGTGGTGTGTGCCTTTATCGCTCAGTGTAATTTTGTTTAGTTCAGACAGGATCATATCAATCTGTCTTTCCACGTCTTGGGCGTTTTGTCGCTGATTATTTCCAATGGGAGATGATATTTAAACTTCCGCGTTCCCCTCTGTCGTATGTAATCCGCTGTCTTGGTCACGGCAGTTTTCAAGTTGGTAGTGGTGCTGTAGTTCAATAACCTGCGGGCCTTGTCCGCGGAGCAAGTGGCCAACTTGACTTCCTTGGGACGGTCTTCATAGTGTATGGGATCAAGATTGCACCCTGTCTCGTTGGCACACAGCTCTGCCAATTGATTTATTGTGACAAATTCCTCGTCGGGACCGATATTGATTATTTCTCCCTTGACATTCTCGTTGAACGCCAGCTCATTTAGGCAATACAGGCAATCGTCAATGTAACTGAAACACCTCTTCTGTTCACCATCTCCATAGATAACAGGAGCCTTGCCCTGCAGCATCCTGTTCAACATGATGCTCATGACGTTGCGGAATGGGTCATCGTACTTCTGCCTAGGACCAACTATGTTGTGTGGCACCGCAATGTTCCATTCTACCCCATGCGTGTCACACAGGTTCTTGATCACTCGCTCGCCGGCCTCCTTGGCGATGCCATATGGATCTTGTGGATTTGGCTGATATTCCTCTCGGAAAGGAACCTGGTTGGTTCCATATCTTGCCATGGAACTGCAGTAGACAAATCTTTTAACTTTGTTTTTAATCGCTGCCGTGACTGTGGACACCGACGCTTCAAATATGTTTTGTGTCACTAGCAATGGGCTGAAAACGCTCAGCCCTTCGTATGCTGTGGCGGCGCAGTGATACACTATGTCGCTGCCGCGCATGGCTTCTGTGATCTTGTCAAGGTCCTTGCAATCTATCTGATGGAATTCCACACCTTCCGGTATATTGTCACTGTATCCGCCTATCATGTTGTCATTGCCGGCCACAGTATGGCCATTGGATATCATTAGGTCTGCCAGGTGCGAACCTAAAAATCCAGCAACGCCTGTGATAAAAATTTTCATGATATACTAATTATTCCTTGAAAAGACCTTGTCCGGCCATTTGTCTATAAGTGTGGTAAAGCCATGCTGTCCAAGATATTTTTCTATTTCAACATTGCTGGAGTCATATTTTTTTGAATTGTTGTTCAACTCAATCATTAAAAATTTACAATTCTTAAGCGTGTCTTTTGCTCCGCGAAGCACATTCATTTCAAATCCCTCAACATCTATCTTGATCAGGTCAACGTCCTCAAATTTGAAAGAATCAACGGTCTTCATCAATATATTTCCAGATGAAATAATTCTTCTGGCTTGCGTAAAATCATCATCGGTCAATGACACCTTGGTTTCCGTATCGCCCATGGCATAATCTATTAGTTCTATGTTGTCAAACTTAATCATGTTTTTCAAAAGACATGCAAAGTGAGTCCTATCTGGTTCGATGGCATAAATTTTTTTGCAATAGGGCACCATCTCTGCGCTCCATGTACCGCACCATGCTCCTATGTCCAATACTGTATTGAATTTTTGATTGCTAGAATGGCACCATTTGAGAAATTCTTTCAGGCACTTGTTTTGAGTGAAGGGTTCCCCTTTACGCCATTGCTGTATGTGTATGTCGTTGCTGGGCACCCAAAACCCATTTACTATTTCTATATTCATAACATCCTAATTTCTTTCAACACGCTAATTGCAGTGCCATCTGCATATTCTCGCGGAGTAAACTGCTGATATGCCAATGAATATAACCACATTGTGGGATCTACGTATAATGGATCTTCTATTTCGGATAGTCTAGCAGATGATATGCTCCAAGCAAAACTTTTTGGATCACTGAACACAGGCACTCCTTGTAATGTTGCCTCCACGGCACTAATGCTGCAACTGGTCACGCATGCCCATGCATTCTGTAAATCTTGCTCCAACGGTACGTCGGCCACGGCAGGACCAGATGTGCCAAACTTTCTGGGTTTTTCTCTTATCTTGATGGGCCGATCTGTATATTTTTTTATTTCGTTGACTGTGTCATTTAGCCAATTAGTTTTTTTGAGATATGTGTGTATGCCCGTGCTGCTGGGACAAATAAGAATATGTTCGCCTTGATTCTTATCTCTGGTTTTAATTTTTAAATTAAATTTGTCAAATCTATCCGATGGGCAATCTCTCCAGTATCTGGCATGTATTTGATTCTTGCAAATTCTCCAATAATGATTGTCTTCTTTCAAATTGTCATTATCAAATCTTCCAAAATATGGAGTGTCTGTGTACCAATATTCCGACTTTTGGTTTTCTAATTGATGTACGAGATTGATGTTGTTGTTTACTAAACCCCAGAACATGGCGGGTGCATCTGCACTGTTTTCTGTATTGTTCTTGATGATGACTTCAGAGGGCCAAGTTTGCTTGACACCATTGAACACTTCCCAACACTTGCTTTTGGTATTTCCTAGAGGTGCGTATATGGTTAACATCTATATAAGTTTATAGTATAATTATAGAAAATACAATGATAGTAAAAAACATATCGGCCATACAGTACTTCCAGGAAAGGTTTGACATCATAGATACTCCATATCAGTACACCGTGGACTATCATCCTGCTGCTCCCAAGAAAACTTTTACCACCAATCCCACGTTCGTGGCCGAATTCCACGACTGCTTTGCGCATGCACTGCCGCTTGTCATCACTAATGAAAATCATATGATCACTTCGCATCTCTGGCCGTTGCTGCACAACACAAAATACAAACCACAAAAGACACATGACTTGTGGAGCAAGTGGAACGATAACATGGAAATCACGCTGCCACCTGCACACAAACAATTTTCAGAGCCATACAAGTATGTTTGGTTGCCCATCGATAAACACAGCGCCAACAATGCATGGCATATCTGGATCGACGTGATATCTAAGTTTAGGCTGATAGAAAAAAAGTTCAGCCACAAATACACAGACTTCATATATGTGCTCAGTGGCCCCAGCGAATACTTTGATCGGGTGGCGCGAGAACTCTTTCCAGAACTGAGATATTATGTGATGCCAAAAAACACAACATGGAAGTTTGGTCATCT